CAGTAGGGCAGTAGCTTCAACCGGGGTCACTGCTGCCGGGGCAGTAGCTTCAACCGGGGTCACTGCTGCCGGGGCAGTCGTCGCCGCAGGCGTTATAGCGGGCGCTACAGCAGGCGTGGGTAGCGCCGCCACGCGGAGATTAAATTCCTGCCGGATAGTATCAGCTGTGGGCACAGTTCCCTGCTTGATGAGGACACTGGCTAAGCGAGCACCCGTAACAGGATCGACACCTGCCGTCGCAGACATGCTCTCAATCAGCGCTTTGTTCTTATCTGAGAAATCTCCCATCTCAAACTCAGCCCGATCCGCAATAGCTTGGAACAGCCGAACATCCTTGTCCGCGAGGCCAAAGAGGGCTCCCCCGGGTTCTTCGCCGCGCAGGAGATACAGGCTCCGATAGATGTCTTGGTAGTCGCTGTCTTGCAGCTTCTCACCTTCCGCCGTCCGGCGCTCGATCTCCGCTGTCATGGCCAAGTCTATATCTCCGAGGTAAGCATTCGAAACCTTCAGCTGCTTCACCAGCCCCTGCGTAGCAGATCGAGCGCGGCTTAACCGAGCGGTTGCCTCTGCATCTTTCTGCGTTTGCTTGGCTTCGCGAATATCATCCCGAGATAAACCCAGCTGTTGCTTCTCAAAATACTCCATGTCTTTCTGGCTGAGCTTTTTCTCGCTTGTGAAATCTACCTCAGAAAATGCAGCAGGATCGTTCCTCAGCATGGTGGCATACTTGCCCCGAACTTCTGGATCAGAGATTATGACCCGCCCTTCCTTGACCCGGATCGCCGTCTTATCTAACCGTTCGGTTAGCCCAACCGTCCGGCTGATCACGTCTTGCGTTTCGATAGACATCTCCGACACCAAGATGCCCTTGTTTGCCGCCGCAATACCATCGCGTCGTACATCTTTTTCACCCTCGATTGTCTGCCGTGCAAGGTCGGCATTATGCGCTCGGATCATTGTGATCGTCTCTTTGCGCACTACCGGGTTTACAATTTCCCGCGCTGCCGCTAAACGACTAGCCGAGGTAGACAGTCCAGCAGGATCGCTCAGCACAATTGTGTCAAACTCGGCTTGAGCTTCAGCCACTACGGAGCCTGTCTGCACCTTCTTCAAGATAGCACCCTGCTTCGAGGCAATGATGCTGCTTATGTTTCTGTCGTAGTATGCCTGCGCTGCGGAAAACTGTCCCGCCGCCTGCAAGGTATCAATCTTAGCTTCGTGCGCGACAGTAAGTTCCGCCTTTATAAATTCTTCCCGCGTTGTTTGATCCTCAATCCCGGCTTCGTCCGCCATCCTCGCTGATACAATCATGATCCCGGTGAGATGCTTTCCCTCGGATTGAATATCTCCCGGGATTGCTGTATTCAATTCCTTGCGGGACTGGCTGATTTTCCCTTTGTAGAGGGTGTCACGGGCGACGCGCCGCTGGTCGATATTATAGATATCATGGCTTGCCCCGTTCTCGGACAGGTGCCCCTCAGCCTTTAGCTTCAGCTCGCGCCGCACCCACTCCGCTTCCACTCCCTTCAAGATAGCATCAACAGCAGTCCGCATCTCCTGCTTGATCCCCTCAGCCTTTCGAACAGCTTCTTCCCCCTCCAGAGATTTCCAGCCGACAATCCCTTTTTCCTCGTTGCCATCTGTATAATCCGAGAGTGTCTGACGAATGGCCAAGTCACGAGTGCTCAGTTCCCGGGTTTCGTCCCCAAGCTGAATACGAGCTCCCACGTCTGCGATATCTTCGCCTGCGCCGCTCACTGCCTGCCCCAACCCGGTCAGCGCTTTGGCGGGGGCGTCCAGTCCATGGAACTGCGTAATTCCCGGCAGCGTCGTGCGCGTCGGCCTGATATCCCCTGCTTGAGTTTTTCTGGGTACTGTAGCCATTATGTCTTCGTCCTAAACTGGAGATTGCCTTTGGTGTCTGCTTCGTCAGACCCAAACTGGAACTTAGAGAAGCCAGTGCTTGCGCCAGAAGTCAAAGCAGTCAGCGAGCTAATATTAGCCGCCGATCTTGCCGCCGACGCTTCAGCTCGTGCCGCCCCGATATTCCCTTCGATGGTGTCTGCTTCAATTGCAAGATTACGCTTTCGCAGATCGCTTTCGTGGCTCGACAACGCAGCTTTAAAACGGGTCTCGTCTCGGCTATCCTGCGTCAGATCAAACGCGCTTTCACCCGGTTCAATCGACTGTCCTTGGCCGATCAGCTGAACGGCTAGTATCCCGGTTTCTCTTCCACCCTCTGTCGCGATCAACCGCTGGCGAAGCTCCTCAGCTTCACCCTCCTGCTGGATGTCCTGCTGTAGGACTTGCTGCTGCACCTGCAACTGCTTTGCCCTGTGCTGGGCTTGCGCAGCCGCAACCTTCCCCTGCTGCTGGATACCAGCAACCTGAAGAATTGTGCCAGCGATCATCGCGGCTGCTGCTGCTTGTGCCATTATGCCGCCTTCCTTATCTCGTACTTATGGAACGGTATCTGGTCAACCCCACGTGGTTCCGTGGCAACAGTCGTGAAACCGAGCCATGACATCCACCGCACCGCTTTTTCATTCTGGGCATCGCCATAGTTCTCCAGCACCTCATACTGATCCGCGATCTCCTCAAGGAAGGCTCTTGCGTACCTCAAGAAAACTCGACTGTGCTTCGGGAGTTCTGAAGTCGCGAGGAGCCATGGGTACCCTATCCTACTTAGCTCGCTGTGGCGAACGCACCCGAACATACACATAAGCTTCCCATCAGCCAAGACAACTTTGGTATCACGTGATCCCCTTATCAGGTTCATGACTGCCTCGCGGGGCTGTAGGCGAGAGAAGTTCCACAACTCCAGAGCATCTTCCTCTCGGATATCCCCGATCAATTCTTCGATCAGCTCCTCCGTGGGCTTAACGAATGTGCATTGCGTCATTGGCCTGTTCCTACTTGTACGTCCGGTATAACTGCTAATATAGTAATTGGAAGCGGGTAGGGCTGGCGCATAAATATTCGCCCGTTCGAATTCCAATCCGGTTTTAGGATAATCTTTTTATCGCCTGTTAGCAAGGCCGTAGGTGTTCCCATCGTTTCGTTCTCACGTTGCTTCATTTCGACGAGGCGCGAGGTGTCCGGCCCGACGAGCAATCCACGTGATTTTTCAAATCGCACCGTCACATACGACATTTTTGTTGGCCTGCCCTGAATGGTTCCATCGGGAGCTTCGACGTTAAGGGTCTCAAAATCGGCCACCATCTGGATGCCAACGTGGACCCTGCTAGCCTTTCGATCCAGTGTTACAGCACCTGCGGATACAGACTTACCTGTGATTACGTTCCCATCAGCTAATATTGTAACAGTCTCGCCCTCAAGATGATTAAGCGATGTGATGCTAATGACTGCCTTCCGAACATTCCCATTCCTGACATAGGCTTTAAATGCTGAGCCGTCCACCGCATGGTGGATGTGCCCGCCATTGGTATATGCTGTGAACCCGGATGTGTTAACATTCGCATCAGCCGCCGTGTTCAGCTCAAATGTATTCGTGGTCTTGTTGGCAACTTTGTAGATGTTGTTATTCGCCTCAGTCATACCGGCGATATCCGCAAGCACAACGATGTCGCCATCAGCCAGCCCGTGAGCATCAGCAGTAACTACGCCCGGGTTGGCTTGCGTAATCGCAGTGATGTATCCCTCAAGATTAGCCTCGGCAAGCGTAATTGTGTCGGTGGTCTTGTCCACAACATGATACCGTCGCCCGTTCAGCTGATCCGGGTTTGTCTGATTTTCGCTACTGTCATACTGCGTGGTCCAGTCGATCCCCTCGATATCAACTTCGTCCCCATCTGAGAACCCATGAGCTACTGCCGTGACCACAACGGGATCAGCTGCCGTGGCCCCGGTGATCGCGATTGGGCTATCCAATGTTAATCCACTGTCCACAAAAAAGGCATCTTGCACATCCGTAAACCTGCGGCTTGCGATCCGCTCGATCAGTAAGACTGTATTCCCATTGATCACTCTTTCGACCACGAAGTACGCTGCGTCATTAACCTCGGTTGAGGAAGGACGCATAGCCGTTGCCCACTTAAATAAACCATTGCGGGTTTCCCACCGGGACCATGCAAGGACTTCCTGCTCTTCGTTGAACGTCATCACCGCCGCTTTGCCGTCTGACCGCACGATATGCGCGATGGGGTCGGGGGACTTAGCAAAGCCCCATGACACAGCCGTGTAGGTCTCAAAGATATGTGGGGCCAGTAGGGTTAGGTCAGTGCCGGTGTATCCATCTATGTTGAGTTGATACCCTATGCTCCGAACCGCAATGTTGTTTTCCTGCACGTAGATGACGGTTTGTCCAGCCACCGCAGGCGGCAAGTGGTTAGCCCCCCAGAAGGTCTGTGGCTCCTGCCTGAGCGTCTCTGCCGCAAAACCAGAGTTATCCCCAGAGTTGATACTCCACTCAGACCCGTCCGTTAGAATAAGCAAATTCTTCCCGGGCACGTAATGCCTGATCTGGTTCACCTGCCTCGAAGTCAATGTCGCCCGAATGGCGTCCGTCGCCTGCCCCGGGCTAGATTTAGTGTAGTTGCTCTGGTTTGCAGCTTGAGAATAATCAGACGTATCAGGCTTGTTTATAGACCCGCCCATCACTCTGCGCTGCTGGTAGTACCCAACAGCCCCGGGGTACTCGCCTGCTACCCGGAACGGGTTTCTAGCGCTCGGGGGCGTGGTCGTCAGATCAGTCGAAGTCTCAGCGGTGGTATCGTCGGTAAACGTCAACTCGCTGGTCGTGGCCAAGAACCCGTAGTCAACCCGTCCACCCTTTGCCCGGTAGATGTTATACCGGATCGCGCCAGATACTGCCGCCCACGTAATCGTATTATTTGGGATCGTCGTTCCAGTCGGAGCAGCTTGCGTACCAGCCACGTCGAAAGTCGGGAATACCGTACTGGTGCCCCCGGTTGTTTCTGCATTGTAGCCGGACCCATCTTCCCCGTCCAACGAGAAACTATTCGCATCAACCCGCGTGACAATGAAGCGACGATCATTCACCTCAGTCATTTCCGTGAAGCCTGTGATCTCTACTTCGTCGCCCGTGATCAGATCATGCGCCGTCGAAGATACGACCACCGGGTTCGCAGCAGTTGCCGCTGATGCTGTATTCGGGAGCGTAGCCGCGATACCGGCGAGGCTCTCCTCGAACGTCTCAGCTTTAACAGCCGTGACTTTGTACTTCCAGTTCACGTCATTGTCCGCGCCGTTGACTGTCTGCGCGACAGTCGTTGGGTCCGCAATACTGGGCGCAAACGTGGGAGCCGTGATCGTCCACGCATTGTGGCCCGTCCGGGTGATCTCCTGCACGGCATAGTCCTCGTGCGTCACCGTGAGGGTATCCGCCGATTGGGTCCACTTCAACTCCGCAAGATCAGCCTGCGCGTAGGTCGTCGTGACCTCATATACCTTCCCCGCCACCCCGGCAGATGAGTACGTTGTGTAAGCCGAGCTATCAATATTTGATGCACCGCCATCATAGGGATCGGTCAGCTCTGCTGTCGTAGCTGCTTTATTAGCAACTTGGAACCAACGCCCATTCAGCTCAGTCATCCCGACGACGCCAGAAATATAGATGTGATCGCCATTGGACCAGCCATGATTAGCGGCTGTCGTGATCACGCAGGGGTCCGCTTTTGTGGCCGCGTTGATCGTATCCGTCGCTTCGAGCACCTGTGCGTCATTACGGATAAATCTCATGTAGAGATTACCCATCTCAATAACGTATGTATCCGTTGCTTTGAATTGGAAATCAATCAGCACAGGCCGGTTCGCGTGGTCTTTGCAGGGGGCAAGAAATTTCAGACCCGGGCGATTACTGACCCCGCCGTGCGTATGAATTTGAGCATTGAGGGCCGTCCTCAATCCGACCTGATACGCAGCCGTGTCTACTCGCCCGTACAGGGCGGGACCAAGTTCACCTTTTGCAAAGGACGGCTGGACAAAGGTAGCCACTACCCACGACCCCTGATCCAGTCTGCATCTCTTGGGGGTTTGCCAACCTGTTCATTGGCGTCTGAGTTCCCCGCTCGAAGAGACATCTGCACAAACCGTGCTGCCATCAGTTCTTCTATCTCGCGTTTCCCAGTTACGGAAAAGGCAATACTCTGGGCGATAGCTAGAGCCAAGAACGAAACAAAAAATTCGGAAAATAATCCTACTTCAGTCAAGTTGAAGGTATAGACTGCTATTGCTTCGTCGAGATTAGTCAGGATGCTTTTCGTTGATTGATCGTCACTCAACTCGATCTCAAAGGGGATCGCGTCGGAAGTATCCAGAGCATCCTGCGCCCAGATGGTAGCTGCGCCACCAGTAGGATTTTGGATTTTACGCATAACCACGCAATCAGACGGATACTGGTATCGGTAGGCCCAGACACCGCTGGGCGGATCATCACTGTGGGTTGTCAGGGTTAACCGGCGACGAGCGAAGCTGAAGTCGTAAGCCGCTAAGGCTTGCTTCCGGGCGTAGTTGTACCAGAGATTGCAAGCGTTACTTTCCGCTGAACCCTCGGTCAAACTCTCAATAGTTGAGGATGCGCCAATAAGCGACAACGCCATGTTGCAAATACGAACTTCGCTAATCGCAATATCAGCCATTGTACCACCCGAAAAATGAGGGAGGACGGGGGATGCCTAAACACCCCCCGAACTCAAGTTTTTGATTAACCAACAGTAGCCGCGTCGGTGATAAAACCAAAGCCCGCATGTGCATGACTATTGACGCTGAGCATCAAGGCCACGGCTACCAGCGGGATATAAAGATTACGAAAAATCTTCATGTTTAGTTTCCTTTACTTCTTGTGATCGCGGCCTTCTTCGCTGCTGCTGTTTTGTATGTCTTACCATTGAAGTCCAAGTCTTCGACTTCAGCAACCTCAGCAACCTCGGCAACCTCAGCAACCTCAGCAACCTCGGAGGCCAGTCCGGTCATGCCGGCGGCAATCAAAGCGGCTTCGGATGTATCGCTCGCCTGCCTTTCGAGATCAGCAACAGCAAGAGCTTCGCTTATCTCAGCAGCGTCGGCTTCGACATAATCATCAGACAGTATTTCAGCGGTAGAAGGGAGGCGACCACGTAATGCTTCAGGCACGTCATCAACGACACCAGCCTGAAATCTACGCCTGCCAAACCCCGGCACATGAAACGTATTCTTAAAACGTACTTTCATATCTTCTCTCCAGTAGGGAGACTGAGGGGGAGCTCCTTAGCTCCCCGCATCAATCTTAGTTAGTGGCGTCAGCGTAGGACTTCCAACCAGCCGGATCAGTCGTCAGGAACGCATTGATCGTACCTGCCGTGGTCGTCGTGGTGGCTGTCACAGCCAGAATGCCAAGATAACGCTCGTATACGACACCCTCCAACGGGAGAGCAGCAAACAAGATCGTGCCCCCTGCGTTGAACTGGGCTGCGTTAGCAGCCGCGTCGTCAGTCACAAGCGTATCCGTGAGCAAATGCTCTGTTGCAGAACCATCAGTGGAAATGGCTGCTTGCGCATCCGAGACCACCTTAAACTGCAACGTACCGGCTGAACCGCCAGTAATGATCTCAGTGGCACCCGTGCGGATAACCACGTAGACCGGCTGGCCATTGCCCAAGTCGCGAGCAACAGTCGTATCAATCACATCACCGATCAAAGCCGTACCCGCAGCTGCGGACACATCGACTTCATCGGCAAATTCAGTTCGTTCATCTAACCACATAATGTTAACCTTTCTAATTTGCCGTGGTTTAAGTAAGCGCAGCTTCGTCAGCCGAGAGGCTGTCACAGCGACGCATCGGAATGCCGTTGAACCTTTCCGTCATCTTCTGATCACCAGCAATCGTATCGATGGTGACAGCGTTGGCGTTGCCCATGGCGGCGCTCTGGCGAGCAACCCACGTGGCAATGTCGCGGCTCATGTAGAAGGCCGGACGACCAGCAGACAGATTAGGAATGAGACGCAGAGCTTGGAACATCAAGTCCGGCAGGATCGCGCCAGTAGAGAACGTACCCGAAGTGTAGGTACGGATCAAAGCTGACTTATCGATGTTGGCAATGCGAACAACATAGCGCCAGTCACGAACCGTGAGGCCCGCATCCCAAGCGTAATGGGTCCGATATGCTTCCATCCGGCCAGTGTTGCTGCCGCCAGAGGCGTCTTCAAGGGTGACTTGGCCCTTGTCTTCAACCTTCAGTCCAGCAGTCGAGCCTTTCGGAACAATACCATGAACCGTATTCGGACCCCAGACAACAAGCCAAATTGAGGCATTGTCAGAGCCAGTCCCGGCACCGTCAAGGACGTTATCGGAGTTCGCATCAGACGTCAGGTTAGCAAAGCGAGGAGCCAAGCCGGTGAAGGCTTCAGGTTCAGTCGCTTCGTTGCCATAGAACAGCGTATCAACGATTTCTTGGTTCATGCCCTCGATATGAGGACGATCTTCCTGCAAGCGGAAAGCCGCAGTATTACCGTTGAGGTCAGCCAATTTCTTATCGACCTCGGCATACGCTTCCAGCATACCAGTGTTATCCGTCACCTGAACGGTGGTGGACTTGTTGGGCTGAACGCCGCCATACAGTTTACGCCACGTCGGAGCGGGAATACCCGTTCGGATGGTCGTACGGTGGCCAGTGGGAAGGTTGCCCTCCATCCATGACATATCCGCGAGAACTTCGTTCGTCTCGTTGAGGATTTCAACCACTGCCGCGATTGACCCGTCAGGATCAGTGACTTTTGCCAAGTCGAGCAGGGTCGGGTTTTTAACGCTTAAAGTAGCCATTTTTCAATGCCCTTTCTTAGGTTAGATCAAAGAGAAGATTACGCTGCTTTTCCTTGGTTCGGGAATAACTTATCGGCCAGTGTCTTACCGCCCTCAACGCTACCTTCGCCAAAGTTCAGAGTATCTTCTCCAATTACTTTGCTGAGCCGGTAAAAGACCCGGATCATCTCAGGATGGTTCCCCATCCCAGTTTCTTCAAGGGCAGTGACTAACTCGGTTCCACCGATGGTTCGCATGGCGCTGCGGGCAGCTGCAAGACTTGCATCATATTTGCCCTTACCATACTCGGCATCGTTTTCACGAGCTGTTTTCCACTCGCCCAGTTGATCTGTCCACGCTTTCGTTTGAGCATCCGCAAAATCAGTCAGCGTTTTAGTCTGAAAATCGATTAGCTTCTGGGCTTGCTCTTGAGTAGCGCCAAGGTCTTTCAACAGAGGCGTTGCTTCAGCAAGCAGTTTAGCGTCGAGTTCCATTCCTTCAGGTAACGTGAAATCGGAATACTCCTCGGGGGCACCGTCTTTATCATCGTCGGCTAAGCCGTCCTTTGATTTGTCATCGGTGTCGTGGTCAGTGTCGTCGCCTTCTTTGGCAGCGACCTTCTCATCGGCAGCGGCTTTCGCCACCGCTTCAGCTTTTTCAGCTTCTGTCGGCTCTTCGCCGGTCAGCGCTGTATCACCCTTAGGCTCATCAACAATTTCGTCGTTGCCTAGTATTTCTTCGCCCATTATTTTGTTCCCTTGTTTGTGGTATCACTCATCGCGTAATCTATTTCTTTGAAATGGTATCACGTGATACCATTTCGTCACGCATCAAAGCATAAGCTTTTGGGTCAGCTTCGTCAATCTCTTTCATCAACCACCCGCCCAGTGCTCGTCGTCCTTCAATATGGTTTAGCCAGTTGTTCTCTCCACAGTACCCAAAGTCGAAGATTTTGCACTCTGCCAACAAGCGCCACAGGAATGCACGACCTCCATAAGTCTGAAGCAAAGCATGCAGCTCAGCAACTTCTTTCTCCCGGGTCAACTTATGAGCGGCCTTCTTCAGACCAACTTCTGCTTCGTCCCCAGTATCTGTCATTTTCTTCTCCTTAATTACCCTATTTTCTCAACATGGCCTTGCATCTTGATTTCATACTTACTGAGTTCCGCCGTAGGGGTCTGCAATGGACATCGCGCCCCGGAACTTGCGCAGCAAATACCCGCCGACAGTTGGCTCAACTACCGTCGCGTCATGGCTGCCGAGCGGGAAGTCTTCTTCAGCCATTCGCTACCGCCGATACCGGGTTGTTTCCATCAAGGTCCACTTGCCCAGCTGCTGCCGCCGCCGAAGCTGCCTGTCCAGCTGCTTCCAGAGCCTGCTGCTGCTCTAACTGTGCAGCCTCTTCTTCACGCTGCGCCTGAACCACATCAGACGGAACGATGAGTTTAGGCGGCGTGCCAACGAGATTGGCATATTCGTGCGTTGCTTCATCGCCATCAAATACCTTCCCATCAGACAACCCTGCTTTTACCAGCCCTGCCACATAGCCAGTCAAACGCTCAATCCCGCGAGTATCGACTGCTCTCTGCGCCTGAGCAAGAGATGAGATGTATTCAACTTTCAACGGTTGGCCTTGAATTTCTTCAGGAGCCGGAGGCAGAATTCCAGCCCGAAGCATCTGGTTAAACGTCCGTGAGATCATCGGGTCAAGGAATTCGCCCTGCATCCGTTCGAGGACCGGCCCAAGTTGAAGCAGTCTCTCGGCATTCCGCTCCGAAAGTTCAAGTTCATTGCGAGGCTGAATACCGTCCATGTCTGAGATCGCGAGGAAGAGGTCTACAAAGAAGGCATCTTTGATCCGACGCTCAGTCCGGTCCATGTCTTCCTTCATGTCCCGAAGGTCAAGATCAACAGAATACAGGCTCTCGATCTTCTGGCCTGATGACCCCCCGTCATAGATGTTCAGACCACCGGGGAGACTGGAGATCGGAGTATTACGCACAGATGCTGGTGCGGACAGGGGAGGATTAACCTTCTTGTCAATGGCCTGCGCTTTACGTTTCTCCGCGATTTGCAACCCCTTGATATCACCCAGAGCTTGCATGCCGGGGCAGTCAGTTCCGTAGATGTCTTCTCCGGCTACGCCCCAGCGCGGAACATACCCCGGGAACTCATCAAACCCACTCTGTTTTAAGAACTTGTCTTTGTCGGCGTTGCCCGGTTCGTACTTTGCAGACGAGAACGCCTTAAATTTCGCGAGCGGATTATCAGGACGAAAATCATCGTTAGGCTCAATGAAGTGAATAACCGGGAACCACGCCCCAAGATCATTCCGCTGCAAAGCATTCTGAACAGACGTACTCAGATTACTCAAATCTTTCCCGTTTGTGAACTCGATTGCCATCTGCTCAGCCGTCATCTCAAACTTCCGTGCGAGCGTGGTTACTTCCAGTTTATCATTCTGGGCAATGTAGTAGCCGCCAACTGTGTGAGCATAGAACCGCGCCAGATTTTCACTGTCGTCCACGTGGGTCATGCAGCCCGTGCCGAAGTTCAGGAGCTCTCTGATCATGGTCGGAGCCATGGTGTAGAGATTACCGGCGTTGAACACTGCCCGCATCTGCAATTCGACTTGGCGCAACCAGACTTTCACCGGCTGGAATTGCATGAGCTCGGGATCAGGTGTCGCCAGCGCAAACCAAGGACGAGACGGAGACATCACCCCGGCAAACATCCCCGCCGTGGCTATGTTGAGAGAACGCATACCGACATTATTGATGATCGACTTGTGCTTCTTGGTGCCCTTGTTGCGATCCGTGATCTCAAACCGGCCCCTACGAGGGCTGTTGAACTCCTGAAGGTCTTTGTAATGCGTGATGAAGCTGGAGCGCTCTGTGTCCATCGACCCTACGCGACGAGTATAATAATCCCTGCGGGTTTGATCTGCCATATCCCTAGGCTCCTAATGCCGTTTTGCGTGCAGAACTCGGGGCATCCCCGGTTAGTCCCAGTCCGCTCGTTAATAC